CAGCACCGTCCCACCCGGTGTCCTGGTTTGTCGTGTCTCTCCCGACGTCTTCCATACGACGACCTTCAAGGGACCGGCGGCGGATCAGAGCGCTCGAATTGTTCAGGCGCTTCACGCAGCTGCGTAGGGCATCGGGTGCTACAATCCAGGGCTGATTGCCGGCTTGCCCTCCCCCCACTCTCAAGCCCACCGACTGACGTCCGTTGGCTCCGGGACCACTTCCTTGATCCTTCGAACTCAGGCAACGTCAGCTCCATTGTACAATTCTCATGATCGTGATTTGTGTGCGCGTGCGTCTTCAGACTACCAGTCTCCATGTGACGCTTCCCCCCCTTGTGTCCTGCCGCTTCCTCCACCTCTTCCCACGCTGATGTTTATCAACACTCGGTCTGATCCTCACTACCAGAAGGTCAGCTTTGAAGATGTGAAGGACCGCATGGATGCAAGGTTCGTGAAGCTGATCAACTGGAATGGTGAGTTTGATCTCCATCCTTTCTTCAACTTTCCAACTTACCAAGCTCGGAGAGCATCAGCCTCTCCACGACTTTATACTTTTAACTCTAGTGCCACGCTATATGAGCCGGCAGTAGATCAATTCCTCCAACAGCAATATCCCGCCCTCCATGAGAGCGTTTCCCAACTCCACAGACCTCCTATCACCATGCTCGCCCTCCGTGACAATCTACTCAAATGGTCATCCAAACCACCCACGGTGGACTGGAACGACCCCGCCTGGAGATTTGCCAAGGACAGACTCAATGAAGTATTTTCAAGATCCCTATCAGGAGAGAAGACTTCGTCTCTTGAAGAGATGGCTCCGTACATTAAGAACTCCGCTCCTGGATATCCGTCATGTCTCAGTCATTCAACTAAGAAAGAAGCGTTCAACGCGTTGACACTTCCAATTCTAAGACAGTTCGCAATTCACAAGTCCCAAGGTAAGATTCCTCAGGCTTACGTGACATACGATCGCGATCAACCACAAGGCTAGGAGGGACAGAAAATCAGAAGCGTCCTGGCTACGGATACTGTGGAACAAGTGCTTCTAATGTTCGCCTTTCTTCAGACGTCACTGAAGTTTATGTCTCTAGCCAACGACCCAAATCACCCCTTCTCATGCGGTGACTCCATCTTCCATGGAGGAGCCGACAAGTCCTTCAGATCCTTCTTTGACGAGTCAGAGTCACATGAGCCCCACCTTGGGGATCACAGTGACATCGCCTCGTGGGATGGAGGGTTTCACAAAATGCTCTTCATCATTCTCGCTGACGTTTGGATAGCGCATGTCGACTTCTCAGGCAATTGTCTCAATCTGTCGCCTCTGATATGCAGACAAGCTATTTATGAGGCCCTCCAACAAGTTCCCGTCAGCGCTATCCTTGTCCCGTGGCCGGAAGTTCTTCTGGCACTATCAGGAATGCGTACTGGAGCTTTCATCACAACCTTGTTTAACTCATCAGGTCACTACCTCATCAAATCTGCGTCATTCTTCATGAGGTGGAGGGCTCACGGCACTCGTCTCAACGTCCGTCTTGACGGAAGACTTCTTCATCTCCGTGACAATCCTCGCGCTTTGTTTGCGTTAATTCGGATGTCTCTCGCTGGAGACGACAATCGGACCGCCATGCCAGAATGGATGAGACCGTGGTTTCCTCCAAGTTCTTTCAAAGCTGGTTACAATCTCGTAGGCATGAAGGTTAAGGCAGGGTCAACAGTTGATTCTGACTTCATTCCGGACCTTAAACGTCTCTCGTACAATAGCAGGTACTTTCCTCTCCTGGGAGGAGAACACGTGGCCTGGCGACCAGCTGAAAACGCATGGGCCTCAATTCGGACCCCTGAACGGACCGTGTCAGCTGACACTGAAGAGTCCAAAGCACTTCACCGTCAACGCCTCACCGCGAGGGCTACCTCAGCATACCTTGAGTACTTCGCGGACCTGACCACCAGGACTTCTATTGAACGATTCATGTTTTCATTTAATCTCATAGATGTCTTCATTGACTGGGACGTGATCTCTAAGGAACGACATCGGTTGTCGCTGCTCGGAATTTCTGAATTTCCCTCCTACTTCCCGTCACCTCAGATGGCCTGGGAGATCCTTCGGTCTCCCGGAAGCTCAAAAGACATACTTCATCTTCCGGGAACAGAGTCCTACCCCCCGGAACTTGACAAGGT